GCAAACATTCCGTCCGTTCTGGAAATGGAATGTGGCTATGATTACAGACAGCTCGAATATGCTATGACCACTCCGCAGTATGAATTTGAAATTCGTACCTACGAAGCGTTGAAGCATTACTTCCCTGCTTGTCAGGCAATCATCACCAACGTTAAACCGGGCATTGCCTAATCAAATAGCATAAGACTAGGGCAGGATAACACCTGCCCTTTATCTTAGGCAAAAGGAGGGGTGAATATGCCAAGACCTAAGAAAACTGCTACGGCAGAAGCCGTACAGGAAGAAAAGAAATCTGATGGGCTTATCGCTCTTGAACATTTTGCCAAGAAGGGCAGACTGTTTATCGGTGGCGAGTCTTATGATATTGTCGATGGCGTTGTAAGGGTAAAGCCCGAACACGTTAAACAGGCAAAAGAACACATTAAGCTAGGGGGTTGATTCTCATGGCTTATTGTAGCGTTGATGATTTAAGAACCTTCGGCTATACCATTACAGATTCTGATGTGCCGAAACTAGAGCATATTTGCGAAATAGCGAGTGCGAAAGTTGAAAGCTACTGCCACCAGTCATTTGTAAGACATGAAGGGGCAAAGGAAAAGCACCTTATCAGAATTAAGGATGGCATTGCCAAGATATTTCCGAGAAATCTGACTGTAAGCGCAGTCAATAGTGTTACGTTTTTCTCAATCAATCCGCAGAATCCTGTGTCGTATACGATTGAAAACCTTGTGTATATGCCTAGCGGTGCAGTTATCGTAGGCTCTACGACAGCACCAATGGGGGAATACTTCACGGAGTTGGACTACGATTACGGATTTGCTGACGGTGATTATCCGGCTGATTTGGTACAGGCTACGGCTCTTATGGCTATCCCAAGCCTTGACGATTACTTTGTTACGGCTGATACCAATATGAGTGGGCTGAAAGTGCTACAGCAGGGCAAATTGAAGATAGAACGCGGCACACTTTCTGCTAATGCTATGTTGAATAAACAGGGCGTACCTGCTAATGCGGCGGCTCTCCTTGATGGAGGCGGTTATGTTCGTGTTAGGGGTGATTGGCTCTAACAAAAAAGATGGTGGTTATTTGGAAAAGTCATATAGATATAGACTATACCCCACCAAAGAACAAGAACTTCTGATTCAAAAAACTTTTGGTTGTGTAAGGTTTGTTTATAACTATTATTTAGATAAAAGGATTGAAGCATATAAGACCGACAAAGAAATATTGAATTATTGCAAGTGTAGTTCTGATTTGACAAAGCTGAAACAAAAACTTGAATGGTTGAAAGAACCTGATAAGTGTGCTTTGCAAATGGCGTTGAAAAATCTTGATACTGCATATAGCAAGTTTTTTAAGGGAGCTGGCTTTCCGAAATTTAAGTCTAAGAAAAACCACAAGAAAAGTTATAGAACGTGTGCACACATTCACTTTCGTGGTACAACTATTCAACTCCCTAAACTTGGTAGGGTGAAAATAAAGGGCAATCAAATACCGCAAGGTAGAATTTTGAACGCAACCATATCACAAGTACCAAGTGGTAAATATTTTATTTCTTTGTGTTGTACAGATGTAAATATAGACGTTTTGCCAAAAACAAAAAAGCAAATTGGCTTAGATTTAGGGCTTAAAGAGTTTGTAATAACATCTGACGGGCAGAAATATGACAATCCAAAATATCTAAAGCAATCATTAAAAAGATTATCTCAACTTCAAAAATCATTGGCTCGAAAAACAAGAGGCGGTGCAAATTGGGATAAAACTAGAGTTAAGGTTGCTAAGTTATATGAACATATAGCAAACCAAAGAAAAGATATGTTGCAAAAGCTATCCACAACAATCATTCTTGAAAATGACATAATTTGCATTGAGGATTTAGCAGTTTCTAATATGGTAAAAAACCATAAACTTGCAAGAAGCATTGCTGATACTTCTTGGGCAAATTTTGTGAGAATGTTGTCGTACAAGGCTGATTGGTATGGTAAGACTATTATCAAAGTTGATAGGTTTTTCCCTTCTAGTCAAACTTGTAACGTGTGTGGTAAGAAAAACACGGAAACAAAAAATCTTTCGATTAGAAAGTGGACGTGTCCTGTTTGTGGTAGTGAACACGATAGGGATATAAATGCAGCGCAAAATATCTTAAAAGAAGGGCTTAAAAAACTTAGTGAAATAAGTGAACCGTAGGAACTACGGGGATAGTCTGGATAAACTTGACCTAGTAAGGTTATTGACCAGAAACCCATAAAGAAAGGGGGGTTCAATGGTTATGATGCTGCTTAAAGATAGGTGCACCATTCAGCGTACCGAAAAAGGGGACAAGACTCCCACAGGTGCGGTTAAGATGGTGACGAAAACGCTTTATGAAAACCACCCATGCTACATAGAAGATGATGATGGCGTAGTTGTTGTGCCACAAGAAGGGCAGACAGCTATTAGCTATCACGTCATGTTTGTGGAGTTGGACACGGACATAAGGGCGAATGACATTGTAACTGATGAAGCCACAGGCATTAAGTACAAAGTGATTGACTGCAACTATTATCGGATTCTCCCTCACATTGAGGTGCGTATGCAGAGTGGGACGGTGAAGTAGTATGAGTCACGTTGAAGGCTTAGACAATATCATTGCCAATCTGCAAAAAGCCGTAGAAACTGAAACGGCTAAAATGAATAATCGCCTTGATAATGCAGGTACTTTCCTGCATAAAGCTGTTAAGCAAAGGGCTAGTTACACCGACCATCCGCAATGGATGTTGACGCATTTCTTAGGTAGCCCTTACTCTCAAAGATATGCAGAGAACTCTGGCCCACATGGTGATGATAGTATTGTTCACACTCAAAGTGGTTCTATTCTCCGTGATATTACGAAAGTAACGGATTTTGGCACAACTAAGTCAAGCGTTGCAGTGGGTGTTCCTAATAGCAATCCACATATTGAGAATTTGATGGTTGGTAAGCCTAAGCAAAGACCTAGACGGTTTATTGACAGGGCATTTGAAGAAAGCAAAGATGATATTGTAACAATCTTGATGGGAGGGAGTAAGTAATGGCACGAAAACTATTACCTTATGACCCTATCATTGCGTTGTTACGTTCTCATTTGCTTAACAATGATACGTTGGTAAATTGGGACAAATGGAAAGATGACGAACCTCTTATCTATCCACGATATTTGGAAGAACCGGATAATGCCACTTATCCCTGTATTACCATCTATCGTGACTATGGCATACGGCTAAAGAACAAAACAGGACACGACGAAGGGCATTACTTTATTCACGGGTGGATAAAAGCCTATGATGAAAATGATTCTTCGGTTGTTGATGATTGTTCTTACCTTATGAACATGGTAATATCCACGCTTTCTGATGATAGAGTCTTAGGCAGACAAGTCACAGAGGTGGATATGTGTAGAGTAGTAGATTCGCGTTGCCCTTGTTATGAGGCGCAGTCACGAACCTACTTTTTTATGACGGATTGGAGAATCATTTATGACTCCATGATGATGTATGAATTTGAATAAAGGAGTGAATACAAATGTATCAGTTTGGTGTTGGCGCATTGTTCGCTAAATTCCCTGATGGCTCTAGCGTAGAGTTCGGCACGTTGCAGGATTGTAACGTAGATTTCAGCTTTGACAAGAAAGAATTATACGGGCGTAATCAGTTCCCTGTGAAGATTGCTCGTGCAAAAGGTAAGGTTGACTGTAAAGCCACCTATGCTGACATTAAAGCCGAAGCACTCAATATTGTGCTGAACGGCTCTATCAGCAATGGTGAACTGAAAGTCGCTGAACCGTTCAATGTTACTGTGCCGAATAACGGCGAGGTTGTCATTGACCTGCCGACTGGCGCAGCTCTGAATCAGGTATTGAAGGTTTACAACGTAAGCGGTATTACCAAAGTTCCCATGACCGAAGTACAGACTACGCCGACTGTAAGCGGTACTTACTATGTTGATGATGGCAATGCTGCTGTTGCAGGTGCTTGCACCTATACGCTGACCACTAACTTTGTGGCAGGTGATACGGTAACGGTTGAAGGACAGACCTTTACGGCTGTAACTTCTGCTCCGAGTGTAAACGAATTTGAGGTTGGTTCGACTATCGCACAGTCCATCATCAACCTTGTTACGCTGATTAACAGTGACGCGGTTATCAATGCCAACTACACGGCAACGTATACGGCAACGGATTTCACGCTGACTGAAAACAGCGCAGGTGGCGGCAATACGCCGAGTGCCATCACGGTAACGGGTACGGGCGTTATCAACAGCGGTACGCCGACTCCCTCTACGCCGGGCAGCGCACTGAAAATTGTGTTTGCTTCGGCTGATGCAGGTTTGGCGGTACAGTATCAGTATGATTACACCGTAAGCACCGGCAAGAGTGTAGAAATCAAGAACGCAATGATGGGTACTGCACCTGTCTTTGAAGTTGAGTTCTACGCCGCACTTGATGGCAACCCGATTACGGTTGTGCTGAACAACTGCACCTCTGAAAAGCTGACGATGAACTTCAAGAACGAAGATTTCACCATTCCTGATTTCTCGTTCAGTGCGTTCTCTGACGCGGCAGATGTAGTTGGTCACATTTACCTCTCCGAGTAAGTCATTTTTCATATTTCTCTCAAAACTGCCCTCCATTCCTTGCTAGGTGTGGGGGGCAATTTTTGCAATTAAGAAAGGTTGGTAATATATCATGGCAAAGAAACAGAATGTAAAATTTAATGGTGTTGACATTGTATTAGGCGGCGAAACCTATGTACTGCCGCCGTTGCCGATTAAGGCGTTCTCCAAGGGTGACGCAAGCGCAAAGATTCAGCGGATTCAGAAGGAATTTGTGCAGATGAATGACGAGAACACCTTTGCTGTATCGCAGGAAAGCGTTAGCGACCTTGTAGACCTTGTTGTTATGGCATTGGCTCGTAACTATCCGCAGATTGACGCAAGTATCGTAGAAGAAGGTTGTGCGGACATTATGTTCTTATTCTCCTTGTTCCAATATCTTATCAGCCAATCCGAGGAAATGAACAAGCGCATTGCCGAAGCGCAAAAAAACGCATTGAGGGCGTTTGTGGAGAAGAAGGAAAGCCAGAACTAAGCTGGTTTGATATTTATCCGCAAATGGCCGCCAACTTCGGCTATGACGAAGAATATGTTGACGAGAAACTTGACATGGAACGGCTGTTTGCGCACCTTGAATATCTCCATAAATGTCCACCGCCGGGTATGCTTATCAAGGCTTACTTCGAGGCACAGGCAGGGGCAAGTGGTGGCAGTTATTCGGCTTCTTCGGCTGACAGACTGCCCACACCCAAGCCTAAGACCTTCAAGAGTGAAGAAGATAAGCGGAACTTTGAACGTACTCAATTAAACAACCTTTGCGCTGACTTTGGCGTGAATATTAACAACCTGCAAAAGAAACCACGGAGAAGATTGAGGGTATTGCCCTCACAGAAAAAGAAAGGGGGTAAATAATCATGGCTGATGTAGGCTCGTTAGGTGAATACAAAGTAGTTGTCACGGCTGATTATTCGCAGTTAAAAACGCAGTTTGACGCAATGTCTGATTTTGTCAACTCCACTACAAAAGTAATGGCTGACAATTTGAACAAGACTATGGGTGGCATAAATACCACTATGGTTGAACAGCTTAAAGCTACCGTTGACCAACTTAAAAAATCCTTTGAGGGATTGGGTGACGCACCTAAAAAAGCAGGTGACGGATTCAAAAGCTACACCAAGCAGATTAATGAAGCCACCAAGGAAATGCAGAAAGCCTATCAGGAACAGGAACGTATGCAGAGGGAACTTGAAGCAATACGTTCCAGAGGTTCTAGCACCACAGTTGGGCATTTGACCAACAATCGTGATGAAATGGCTATGGTGCAAGCCATTGAACAACAAAAGGCAAAAGTAGCTGAACTGACTGCTAATGTTGAACGCTTACGGCAAGAAGAAGAACGATATAAGAATACGTTGAACCAATCTGCTATTGCGGCTAAAGAACGTGCCAATGCAATGAAGCAAGCTGCTAAAGATGAACAAAATCTTATGCGGCAAAATTCAAGGATTCTCGAAGGTGAAATTCGTTCTAGGATTCAAGGCGAAGAACAGGTTAGTAGGGCGCAACAAGCAAATGCGGTTGCGAACACTAGGCGTATTCAGCAGTTGCAGACACAATACCGCGTTGCTTACGAGGAAGTAAACAAGTATATACAGGCTAATCTCAAAATGAGTGAAGCCGTATTTATCCGGTTACAAGGACGATTGACAGCTTTCTCTAATGAACTTAGGTCATTAGGAGCAACTCCTGCGCTTGCCAATCCATTAGGAAATCAGACCTATAAAGAATACGTTTCACAGTTTGGTAAATTGGGCGATATGCTAAAGTCCATTAGACACCATTTAACGTGGATGGCTAGTGCTACTGCTATTGGTGTAACCTTTGGTATTCCTGCACAAACAATTCATACGATTGCCGAAGTTGAAAAACAGATGGCACAGATGAAGCAGGTAAACGAAGGCGTAAGAAATGAACAGGAAGTTCTGAATAAGACTACACAAGATTTCATAGGCATTGCACAGAAATATGGGCATAGCGTTGATGAAATTATTAAAAGTGGCGTGCTCTGGGGCAGAGCATACAAGGACTTGAATACTGTTATGCAGTTGACAAATCTTTCCGCTAAACTTGCTGTAGCCGATAATATGAATGTAGACCTTGCTAATAGAGCTGTTGAATCTGTTATCAATGGCTATCAGAAGCAGGGACAGGCTATACAGTTTGCTACTCATGTGGTTGATTCATGGACGAAAATTGCCCATAACGCACAATCTAGTGCAACAGATTTGGCAGAGGCTTTAATGCGTACAGGTGCGGCGGCAAAAGCTGTGGGTGTCGATTTTGATACCACAAACGCATTAGCTAGTACGATGATTAAAGCGACTGGACGAAGTGGTGCAGAAGTCGGTAGACCAAAACTTGCCGCTTAGCATGGTGACATACTATGAAACTCGGTTTTATAACGGTTAAAAGCTGGTGAAGCAGTCAAGACCGTGGTAAACTTATGCAATTTATGATATAATTATATTGACAGGATAGCTTGACGAAGCGAAAAGGAGAAACTTTCACTCCCTTCCTGTTATTTGTTTATGAAAGGTATCAATAGAAAGGTTGGTACAATATGATTGAGAAAAAATGTGCTATATGTGGTAAAATTTTTTATGTGGCTAATTACAGAAAAGATACAGCAAAATATTGTTCCCATAAATGCCACGATATTGCACAGACTAAACGTGTTAATGTGAAATGTGATTGGTGTGGGAAAGAATTAAATATTCCCATGTCTAAGTACCAGCGTACTGAGCATCATTTCTGCAATTTAAAATGTCTAGGATTATGGAATGGAAAGCGTAATAACACACAAGTAAAAAGAACGTGCATTATTTGCGGAAAAGAATATCTTGTTAAGCAATATGAACTTAAACATTCAATTACTTGTTCCTATGAGTGTCAAGCTGAATGGCAAAGAAGATATAGGACGGGAGAAAACTCAAGTAATTGGCGTGGAGGCGGTTTAACGCTTAAATGCTTAGAATGTGGCAAAGAGTTTACAGGCAGCAGGTATAATACCAAAATACTCAAGACCGCTAAATTTTGCTCAAAAGAATGTAAACGCAAATATTGGACTAAGCACGTTATGGTTCGTGAAAGTTTCAAAAAGGCTAAGTTGATAGGCAATATGAAAATGTTGTCTGCTAAGAAGCCTAATAATCCTAGGGAAACAACGTTAGAGAAGAAAATCAGAACGTTCTTAGAAACACACAATATATCACATGATTGTCAACACGTTATCAATGGCAAGTTTTGCGTTGATTTTTACTTAAAAAAACAGAATATCATTATCGAAGCATTAGGAGACTATTGGCATGGGAATCCGATAAAGTACAATGAATCAAATTTGAGTGATATTCAACGTAAAACAAAGAACAGAGATAAGGCTAGATTTGCTTATTTGAAAAAGTGTGGCTATAAGGTTTTCGGTATATGGGAAACTGACGTAAACGCTAATATTGAAGAAGCAATGAAGCCTGTTATGGATTGCATAAGAACCCTAGAGACTGACATAACCGATACTCTTACGAGAGTATAATATACAGTCCGAACTATCGTATATCTTCACATAATAAGCGATAGAGCGTAGCAGAAATGACTACGCTCCTTTTCTTGTACAAGAAAAGGGATAACAGATTGAACGCACTGAAATCACTTTTCTCGTCCATCCATAGCGATAAGTCCATTAAGCAACTTCAAGCATTAGGTATTGAAATGTATAAGGTTGACGAACAAGGGCGGAAACATTTTAGAAATCTGCATGATGTGTTCGTTGACTTAATGATTACCTCTCATACTACTTCTCAAAATATGGAGAAGGACTTGTTAGCCATAAGCGGAGGAAAATTCCAGTGGTCAAAGGTAGCAAGTGTACTAGGTTCTTACGAGGACTTTATTAAATCTTATGGTATGTCTATTAGTGCGGCAGGTTTTTCAAATGACCAGATAGCGGCACAGTTGGACACCATCAATCGTAAATATGAACAGTTAAAAGCGACAATGACAGGTATAGCAACTGGCATGGGTGCTAGTGGGCTTTCTGCTTATATAAAGAATATCCTTGCAAGTTTGAATAGATTTGCACAAGCAATGCAAAGGATTCCTACAAGCACTTATGATATGATTGGTGCTTTAATTAAGTGGGGAGCAATCCTTGGCTCTACTATTGTCATTATCCGCACTCTTGTGACAGGGATTTATGGCCTTAGAGCCGCTTATGTTATTGCTACAACGGCACAGGCGGCTAACACCGCAGGTACTACGGTAAATACAGCGGCAAAGGCTAAAAATTATGCCATGAGTTTATTGGGGGTCAATGCGGCAAGAGCACAGGCAACTGCTAGTGTTACGGCGGCTGGCGCAATGGCGGCAGAAACGGCGGCAACCGAAGCTGCTACTGTAGCAACAGGTGGATTTGCGGCAACTGTAACAGCGGCAACAGGTGGATTGAATCTTATTATAGCGGCTATTGCGGCGGCGGTAGTAGGATTCTTTGCATATAACACTACAGTTAGTGCAACTGCCGAATCACAAGATAAGCTGAAAGAAAGTTCGGAAGAACTGATAGCCATTGAACAGCAAAAGCTAGATATGGTACGCAAAGAAGCTGATTTTGTGGAAACGCTTATCCGCGCTCATTTTAAGTTAGCTGAACAGGTTGATAATACTTCTAATAGTGAACAAAAGAATGAGCAGATTAAGCGTGACCTGCAAGCTACCGATAAGGAATTAGCTAGAATTATCGGTGAAGATGGCTTAAAACGTATTCAATCATCAAAAGATGTTAATACGGCAGTAGAACATGAACGAGAAGTCTATAAAAATAAGGCTAAAAACATCGTACAAAACATGATTAATGTTGCAACGGCTGAACAAGAGTTTAACCAAAAAACGTTGCAAGGAATCGTTGACCGTATTGACGCATTGAAATCTGAGGTATCTTCATGGGATTTATGGTCACAAGCAGTTCATGCCGCCATGCAAGTATATGCAGGATATTTAGACCTTAAAGAAAAAGGCGTTGATTGGACTCTAAGTCATAGTGACCCTAATAGTGCTCAATACCAACGTGCGGCTGAACAGAAAGCTAGTATTGCTAATGAAAGAGCATGGGCTAATAAACGTCCAGAGGGTGTTGAAACCAAAATTGCCGAATTAGAAGGGCAAAAGCTAGAAGTTGAGAAAAAGATGGCAAGCAACAGTTTGCAACTTGCCAATCTTGAATTACAGCTTGCGCAAATAGAAAGCGGCAAGGGCTTAGAAGATTTACCAACAGATGTTACCGATTCAGGCATTGTTAATGACGAAGATAAGGATAAAAAGAAGAAAGGCACTAAAACGCCTAAAGGTGCAAAAGAAGCTGATAATTCGCCTATGGCTATGTCGTATCGTTATCTTACGTCAGCTAAACACCTTGACAAAAACTTTGTTGCAGGGCTGTTAGGCAATGCTATCCGCGAAACAGGCGGTTGGGATTTGAACCCTGACGCGGACAACGGTTCGCATAGAGGTTTATTCCAATGGAGTTATAATGACGCAAGCCGTACAGGGCGTTGGTATGACTTTATGGACACCTTCTTGAAAGAACGCAACATAAGCGAAAGCCAATATTGGGCAATGGATAAAGACCAAAAGAGAACATTGCAACTTGATTTTGGCTTATATGAAATGCAGGAAGGTAAAGAATGGGCATCGTATAAGAAAATTCTTGACCAAAGACCATCCACTCCTGAACAATGGGCAAGTCTTATCAATCAGCATTTTGAACGCAGTGGTGAACCTGCTGGCTCTCCTATTGATATGGAACGGCAGGGTAATGCAAGACAGATTGCCGAAAAGTACGGCAAAAATAACGGTGAGATAAATTATACAGATATAGATTCACTTATCAAAAAAAACTATCAAGAAGTTAAGCGAGTGTATGACGAAAAACTTGAATCACTCAAATATGAACGCGAAAAGATAGGACAGAGTGTTTCTGCAAGTGAAAAGCTGAATCTGTATAAAGAAATCGTCAATCCTAATGATTTTGCCGCATTGAAAGAAGCACGCAAAGATTATAAGGCTTTGCTGTTAGAGGCTGTAAAGGAAGAACGTAAGCGTTTAGAGGCTAGTAAGAGTGCCACCGATACGCAGGTAAAAGCCATTGAAAAGATGGCTGACGCTGAAATTGCCTTTGCTGAAAAGTTAGGGCTGATTGACAAGGCAGATGTTCGGAAGTATGAGTGGGAGAAGAACGAAAGCAACTATGCCAAGAACAAGCCGTTACTTGACGCTAAGTTAGGTTCTACAGTTGATATGTCCAAGGGTACTGCTGATGATATGTTGGCTGCGTACCAAGGATATGTAAACGCCAAGACGGATTTGGACGCTAAATATTACGCAGAAAAGATGTTCAATCTTTCTCGTGATGTTGACGCTACCATGAAAGCCCTTAACGAAGTTTACAAACTGGAACAAAGTTACTATGAGAAGCGCAAGAAAATCAATGATGAAGAATTTGCGTATAGAGTACGTTATGCAACCACCTTCATTGACAGCCTTACCAATGGCATACAGAGTGGGCTTGAAGGTATACTGAACCGCACAAAATCTTTTGCAGACGCCTTTAGGGACATTTTCAAAGGTGTAGTGCAGGATATTATCAAGCTGTTCTCCCAGGACTTTGCTGAAAGAATCAAGAAGTGGTTGTCTAATGCCATCTTCAAGCCGAAAGCAACAGGCAATAAAGCAGGTGCTTATGAAGATATTGTCGGCATGAAATCCGCAGGTGGCAAGTCTACAGGCGGTGACGATAACAACTTCAACCTTATCGGCTGGGCGCAGAGTTCACTCTCCTCTTTAGGCGGTGGCACAGGCAAAGGCAAAGGCGTAGGACAGAATCCGCTTGTCAAGGCTTTGGGTGGTTACTCCTTTGCCAGCGAAATGCGAAAAGCTGTTCAACCGGGTATGATTGCCTTGCGTAATACCACGCAAATGACCATCAACGGTATGTCTAACATTACGCAACAAGGTATGCAGACCATTTCGGGCGGTATACAGCAAGGCACACAGGCTATGACTATGACATGGCAAGGTATGGAAGTGTCTAAGCAGATGGCTACTGAAATGGGCAATGCAGGTATCGTTGCTAATTCACAGGCAACAGCGGCAACCGTACAGGCAACCACGGCACAGATGATGGGGTGGATAATGGCAGTATTGGCCTTGTTCTCCTTGTTTGGTGGCGGTGGCGGTTCTTCTACTACTGAAAGCCATGATTCTGTAAACCTTGGGCGTTCACCAGACAGCTATTACATGACTCCTACGCCTGTATTGCAGTCCACCACGTTCAATGTGCCATCTTTTGATATTGGCGGTAACATTGAGCAGGATATGTTCGCAATGGTGCATAAGAACGAAATGGTGCTTACACCTGAGCAGGCAAATGTTATCCGTGAAACTGCTAAAAATGGCGGTTCTTTAGGCGGTAGCATGAGTGGCAGTAACGCTAATATCAAGAGCAATATCCAAGTATCTACGGTTGATTCTCGTGGATTTGAGCGCGTATTGCGTGACTACAATCGTGACCTTTCTAAGAGTGTCAAAAAAGGTATTCGCAATGGCTATCTCACAGCAAAAGGGTTGATGTGAAATGTTTTTGTATAATACCAAAAGTTTGTAAATTCATGGTAGACTAATAGCATAGGAATTTGATTAGGCGGTGGCAAAAGCTACCGCCTATTTCTACGCTAAAGGAGGTGTAACATTGAGTGATTTAATATTTCCGACCTTTCGGGGCTTACAATATCCGATTGGCAAAACGCCACATTGGAATACCATTGTGCAGGAAAGCATAAGTGGCGTTAAGAAATTTCTGCAATGCTATACCTATCCATATTACACCTTTAATTTGTCGTTCTCTTACCTGTCGGATATGAATTTACAGCAGGACGATATTCATAAGCTGATGGGCTTTTACAACCAGTTAGGCGGTGCAGGGCAGGACTTCTTGTTTGCTGATCCACTCTTTGAAGATAACAGGTGTGTGAAGCAGACATTTAGCGTTGCTGATGGCACAACGAAAGAGTTTAGATTGGTTCATAAATTCGGTGATTTTATTGAACCTGTTTTCGGCATGAAAGACAAACCGAGAATTTATGTGAACGACATAGAGATTACGAATTTCTCATGGGATAACACAGGGCTTATAACCTTTGCCAATCCACCTGCCAATGGTGCTGTTTTGAAGTGGACAGGACGATGGTTCTATCGTTGCCATTTTCAGACTGACGAAGCAGAATTTCAGCAGATATTCATGGGCGGTTGGGATTTGGAAGAAATTGTCCTTGAATCTATAAAGTTAGAATGAGGTGAAAAAAATGGCGCAGTATTATGTAAATCCTGATAAGTTTGTACAAATAAAAGAAACCAATGGTTATATCTATGTATCACAGGGTTCTGGTATTGAAATATGTACCGATAACCCGATAGCAGGAACGGGCGTGGTGGTTTTGAAATCCGATACTAATGCGTTCCCAATTGCTGCTGATACTATCTATATTCGTGCATTGCGTGAAAAGACCATTGTCAACTGTGTTGCAACTAAACCCGAAGGTGGCGGTGGCGGCGGTGATGTTGATTACGCTACCGATGGCGAAGTTGACGAAATGTTAGATGATGTATTTGGTGATAATTGAATATACTCCGAAAGGGTATAGATAAAAAATTTGTTTTCCGAAAGGGGAGAATTTATCATGGCTCTTACTCCTGAACAGCTTGAGAAAGCCCTGCGCCTGAAACATGGACAGGCAATTGCACAGCGTGTCAAACTGGTTACTGACGATTTACAGACCCAGATTGACGAACTGGAGGGCGGCGCAATTAAGAGCGTCAAAGTTAATGGTACGGCTCTGACTCCGGTTGACGGTGCAGTTGATGTACTTGTTGCTGTAGAGAAGAAGGCAACGGCTAATACTGGCTATGCTGCTTCTTACACCATCAAGGCTAACGGTGTGGCTTTGTCCCCGGACATTGACATCCCGAAAGATTTTCTCGTAAAATCTGCAACGCTTGAAACCGTAACCACGGCAGACGTTCCGTATCAGGGCGCACAGGTTGGTGACAAGTACATTGACTTCGTTATCAACGCTAAGGATGCTTCTGAAACGGCTGAACACATCTACCTGCCTGTAAATGACCTCGTTGACGTTTATACGGCTGGCAATGGTTTGACCGAAAGCAACAACGAGTTCTCCGTTGTAGTTGATAGCACCAATGCAAACGGCCTGTCTGTAAGCGCAAATGGCGTAGCCCTTGGCCTTGCTACCGATAGTGCAGCAGGTGCTATGAGTGCTGCTGACCATGCACAGTTTACGGCTGACAGCACGAAACTGGCAGGTATCAGCGCACAGGCTAACAAAACCACCGTAACTACGGAAGGTGCTGGCACTATCGAAATCGATGGCACTAGCAAGACGGTTGTTGAATTTGCCACGGACGCAGAAGTAGCAGAAATGCTTGACGCAGCTCTGCCTGCGCCGACTGTTACGCCTTGATTGACAGTTGAATAACTAGAAGTTAGAGAGAGTCATTCGTGGCTCTCTCTTTTCTTGTATGTATCGGAGGTGAAACAGGTGGCTAAATCAGTAACAAAAACACAGTTAGGCACTTGCCTTACCAGAATAGCGGCTTATTTTGCCAACACGCTTTCTAAGACCGTAAATTTTGATGGTGTTGTGCCGAATGACCTAAATGTTGTCAAGCATTACGGTGAATGTTCTACGGCGGCAGGAACGGCAACAAAAACAGTTGCCTGTGCTGGATTTACACTTATCACAGGTGCAAAGATAGCCGTTAAGTTTACAGTTACAAACACGGCACAAAATCCTACGCTTAGTGTAAATAATACTACGGCGAAAGCAATTTATTATCATGGTGCTTCTATCCCGGCAGGATATTTAGCGCAATATCATATTTATCAGTTTATTTACGATGGTACACACTATGAATTAGTAGGTGACATTGATACAACAAATGCAAATTATTTTGAACTTGACTCTAATGGCAATATCATGCCTATAGCATAGAAAGGTGAAATACCATGAAAACGTGTTCGGACGCTTTGCGTTCTCTCTTAACTGAATATATGCAAGGCAAAAGAAAAACATGGTATATTGCCGAACTTTACACTTTTTGGCTGAAAATGGACTTGTCGTACAACAGCGGTTATTTCAATAGTGGCACGATTCTTCTCAGAACAGGGCATGACGTTGATTTGACCGTTGGCGGCAACAAGTATATTCATATGCCGATTTCTCACGGTGATATAAACGAGAAATCCGGCGTAGAAACAGCCAATACAGAGTTGAATATCAACTACAATCCGAATGATATGATTGACGAGTTAAGCGTAACGTGGATTGAAGCCTTGCAGGGTGGTACGTTTGATGGTGCTTATATATCGTTTGACAGGCTATATTCGCCTATACCGTGGCAATATAATATGCCTAATCTCTCTACGGACTATGTACTAAAGGCACGTTTCTTTGGGCGTATAGACGTAGAAGAAGTGAAGCTGACACAGGCCAAGCTGAATGTAAATTCGCCTACCGACCTTCTTAATGCACAGTTACCGCGAAACCTTGTAAAACCCTCGTGTTTGAATCGTTTTTGCGATTCTATGTGTGGATTGAGCAAGTCAAACTTTGCAACCAATGTAACGGCGGTGACAGGGAGTTCTAAGTCGGGCGTAAAGATAAGTGGTAGCTACACCGATGGCTACTTCACGCAAGGCACAATGATGTGTACGGCAGGTGCTAACGTAGGTGTTTCTCGTTCTATCAAGACGTTTGCCAATGGCGTAGCCGTACCTGCACAGCCGTTTCAAAATGCGGTAAGCGCAGGTGATACATTCACATTTTGGCGTGGGTGTGCCAAGACTATGAACGCTTGCAGGGCGTTCAACAACATAGCGAATTTCAGAGGATTCCCATTCTTACCATGCAAGAACGTATTGTTATAAGGAGGTGCAAACCATGACAGTAAAGCAGGAAATTGAAGAACGTGAACGATTGATTGCCGAAGCAAAAGAGTGGTTGAACACGCCTTATCATACTGGTGGCAGGGTAAAAGGCGCAGGTTGCGATTGCGGTACGTTTCTTTTAGGCGTGACCGAAAATGCAGGTTTTATCCCACACATCGACCTACCGTATTATCCAGAGGATATTGCCTGTCATTGCGCTGTACCACGCTATCTGATGAAGATTGAGGAACATTGCAATAAGATAGCTGATGATGAACGCAGACCGGGCGATATTCTTGTGTTTAAGTTCCGTGGTGCGAAAGTGCCACATCATGCAGCGTTTATGTATGACAAGGACTACATGATTCATAGCTACACACGACAGGGCGTTATCTTATCGAATATCAAGGGATATACGCACGCACTCTACGGCACATACCGCTTAAAAAGGTGGTGTGAATAATGGGGATATTTGGAGGTGGAGCTAGTGTAAGTAATTCTACACAGAGGATTTCAGCTTTCCAGGTAAACCAAAGTAGCTACGGTGTGCCTTTGAAATTAGTTTTTGGTACAGCTATGGTGAACAGTGTCCTCATAGACTGGACAGATTTCGTAGCAATTTCTCATACGACAACCACTACAAGTGGTGGTAAAGGCGGTGGCGAGGTAACTTCAAGCCAAACCGATTACACCTACACAGTAGCAGGTTGTTTGGCATTAGGCGAAGGAGAATTAGCAGGTGTAGGGCAGGTTTACGCTGATTCTAAGACTACTGATTTGTATTCGCTTAATTTGCAGTTCTTTAAGGGTTCTAAAGCACAAGCACCTTGGGGCTATATGTTATCCAAGCATCCTGACCATGCGCTTTCTTACAGCGGTACTAGCTATGTGGCAGGTGTTGTAGACTTAGGTTCTTCGGCTTCAATGCCAAACATGAATTTTGAGGTGTACGGCTTATGCCAAGATACCGCACCAACGCAGTATTATGACGATACTGTAAGCGGTACAACCACGGCTACAGGTACAGAGAGTGGCTATTATACCTACGCAAAGGCATTTACATTGGATAGCTATGCCGGATTAAAAACCGTAACTGTATCTATAGATGGTGCATACAACGAAAGCCATACACAGACTGTAACAGACAATGTTTGCGTTGTGAGTGGCAGTTTCTATGCGTATTCTATAGGCACAAAAACAGTTTCGATTTCTGTTACCTATAAGAAAGGCTATACGCCAACGGTTGCACAGCCGACCAATCAGAAAATGCAACAGTTCTCTTATACGAAAGAGATAACATTAAGCAATTTCTCTGCCAATCGGTACGTTGAAGAATATGTGTTCGACTCTGTAACGGCGGTTGGTTCGTGGGTAATGCTTGACAGCCGATACTATACGATTGAACAAGCCAAGGACGAATACAGCAATGTACGGGCAGGAGTTTACACTTACATTTTCAATTTTGATGACCGTGATGATGGTATGGCTAGAGTTGACCCTACCTACATTCGTATTTATTACACAGCTATACAGGCTACGGTTGACTATACTCCGACTGACGCTAACCCTCGTGACATTATATACACTTTGCTTACTTCTACAGTTTACGGCGAGAATTTCCCAAGCGTTCTAATTGACGAAGAAAGTCTTGCGGTGTACTCAACCTACTGTAAGAACAACAGTTTGCTGATTTCACCTGTTTATGGTGACCAAACTTCATGCAGTGACATTATTTCAAGCCTAATGGAGTGCACAAACAGCGAATATGTATTCAGCCAAGGCAAGGTAAAGATTATCCCGTATTGGGACGGATTGACACCGAACTATGCGATTACGGATAGCAATATCATCAATCAGAGTGAAGAAACCCTACGGATTGAACGCACATCACAGGCTGATACATATAATATTATCCCTCTCGAACATACAAGCAGGGCTGACCAGTACAACAGCAATGTGGTATATGCTACGGACGAGGGCGATATTGAGTTACATGGTGTGCGACAGGCAGGTACATATTCTCACCCGGAGATTATGAATCAGTCGCTTGCACAGGCAGTAGCACAGCTTATCCTTCAAAAGCAGTTGTACAACCGCAATAAGTACACAGTAAAGCTAGGGCAGGAGTTCATTCTGCTTGAACCAATGGACGCAGCTACACTTGAATCAAAGTTGGCAAACTTAGGCATTACTACAGTCCGAGTGGTTGAAATCGTGGAGAGTGCCGACGATTACACGCTAGAGATTACGTTTGAGGATAATCTAAGCGGTATTACCACAGCACCTTCTTACGCCACGCAAGGTACTGACAGGGCGCAAACCAACGTAAATGTTGACCCACAGAACGCCAACACGCCGATTATCTTTGAAGCACCTTCTTCTTTGGTTGAGAGTGCTACAGGGTATGAATGTTGGATTTATACAAGCGGCAGTAACCAATGGTGGGGCGGTTGTGGCGTATGGTTATCCAACGATGGCAACAGCTACAAGTTAGTCGGTACAATCAAAAGCAGTGCAAGGCAGGGCGTTATCACAAGCGAGTTGCCGGTTCACGCTACGCCGGATGAAGATACAGTGCTAGGTGTTGACCTTTCAATGAGCCGTGGGCAACTCACAAGCGGTACGCGAGAAGATGCCGATACCTACATCACTCTTTGCTGGGTGGCAGGTAATAACAATGGTGAGTTCATATCCTACCAAAACGCAGAACTCACGGCACAGTACAAGTACAACCTGTCTTATTTACGGCGTGGTGTTTACGGCAGTTCTATACAGACTCATTCTACAAACACAAAGTTTGTGCGGTGTGATATGGATAGAGTGCTAAAAATTCCCTTCAATGCCAAGGATATTGGCACAACCGTATATGTGAAGCTGACAAGCTACAACACCTATGGCGAAATGGAACAGGCATTGTCTGATGTTGAGCCTACAACGTATACGATTCACGGCTACAACGTGCCTACGGTGATTGAGTCAGACAGCGTTTCTATTGTGCAGAATCAGACGGTAACGGTAAATTATAACCATACTTATCAATCTGCACCATATCCGCAGATTACGAATACGACACCACATGAAGGTGACTCGTTATCTATTTCTAATGCTACGACAACGAGTTTTGATGTAACGTATACAAATTCGGTAAACGACCCTATAATCAGTGGTGAAACGTATACAGCAACGATTAATTACTTTATCTATGGCAAATAGGTGGTGAGATTATGATAACAGTTATGGAGAACTATGATTTAGTTGTTAGCGCAGGAGATTCGTTTGTAACAGCGTTTCAATTTAATCTGAACGGTTACACCTTGACAGGCAACGAGAGAATAACATTCAACATAAAAGAACATATTGATGATATTTCGCCTGTGATTAGCACGCTTTGTGGTATTGATAAAGTGAACAATGTCATTACTGCTTATGTTTCTGCTGATGAAATGAAAAACTTATTGGCTGGTAATTATTTCTATGATGTTTTCATGGTAACACCAACAGGATTCAAAATGTCGTTGATTTATTCACAGAGATTCATTATAGAGGGGGTGTGCCATAATGTATAACGAATATAATGTGCGAAAAGACTTAAACCAAGGCATTATCCCTATTGGAGTGCCAAGAGCTTACAATTTTGATTACGGCATAATCGCTATTGCCCAAGCTAAACTTGACAATAGTATGGCTGATATTGATAAAGCCGTAAAAACGACAGAAGATAACGCTACTAAAACAGAAAATCTTGTAAATAAAATTGAAGCATATGGCTTTGATGATTTTTTTGATATTGATATAGATGGTGGTTTAGAACCTTCTGTCAATCCTACATTTAGTAACAAATGGCAGTTGGACGGTAGTGGCAACATCATGCCTGCATAAAGGAGGAAATAACAATGGCAACGAGAAATATTGTACCAAGAGCAACTGGTGAAGGAAGTTTAGGTACTTCTGCTAAACATTGGGGTAACATCTATGCCGATAATGGCACTATTGCAGGGCGTAATATCGCCAACGATGGTGTTATGCTTGCTACGCATGAAGCGGAGATTACAAATTTACAAAGTCAAGTTACCACGCTTGAACACGCATACGCAGGAGCAAAAGCAGCGGCTACTGTTGCGGATATGACAGACCATGAGCAGATTTATGTGTATGTTGGTTCAGAGACAGGTTACACCAATGGCAACTGGTACTACTGGAACGGTACTGCATGGACTAGCGGTGGCGTATATCAGGCTACTGCGGTGGAAACGGATAAGACGTTGACTGTTAGTGGGGCGGTGGCTGACGCTAAAGTAGTTGGAGATAAATTTATTGAAGCAAACACCCTAACAGGTATCGGTGTTTTTGAAGAAGCAATGCCAGTATCGTTTTCTTATTCATATGGATGGTGTGGCGGTAATGTTGGTTCAGTGATAAGTGTAGGAAGTCAAAACTATTGGGAACATACCGTTGTTCCATGTATTGCTGGGAATAAATATAGAATAAAAACATATGCAAAAGCAGACTCATCAGAAAAATATGCGTATTTTACAGATGCGGATGAAGTTATCATCAGTAGTAACCTTAATGGATTAGCACAAGCCGCATACCTTGACGATACTATAATTGCTCCCCTTGGAGCATCTAAGTTATATGTAAAAAGTGCGCGTGGTGATTTTAAGTATATTGAAATATATGAAAGTAGCCGTGTAAGTTTAACAAATGCTATGTTAGATATTGAAGAAACTATAGGAGAACCTTTTTTTGAACAGGATGAAACCTATACACTGAGCACAGTTGGTGGATTTAGCGGTTCAGTTGGCGATACTATAGTTATTGATTCTTCAACATATTGGAGATATACAAGCATAGGCTGTAATGAAAATGATGTTTTTGACATAACCACGCACAGAGCTTCTAATACCAATACGGGTTATTACTGTTCGTTTACGGATGCTAATAATGTAGTCATAGGTACAATGATTGAGCCAGTAAGTGTAATTGATACTGTTACAGTAAGAGTGAAAGCACCTGCTGGTGCATCTAAACTATATGTGAAATCGTTTGAATCAACTAATCCTGTTGGTAAAATTGTAAAACTAAAAAAAATTAGTATTCACGAAAAAATTAGCGATATGAAATTTGACGATATACCAGATTATTATAAAACTCATATTGCCGAAAAAGCTACAAATATTATAAGACATACTGAATATGATAATGGTATTAGTTTTATTTTTGGAACAGACTTTCATTTTCCTGATAATGCGCTAAATAGTAAGGCATTGATGAAATATATTCTTGATAATACTAGCGTTCCATTTGCATTACTTGGTGGAGATTATCCAGGTGCATATGGGACTGAAACTGACTGTAAAAATGCAGGTGATATATTACTGTCATATATGGGCTATATTGGCAAACACAGAGTTTTTTCAATTCGCGGAAATCATGATTTTACAATCAAAGATAATGCCAGTTCAGCCACTGGATTTACATTGCCTTATGGCGGTGCATATAATTACATAATTCGCAACTCTGAATTCTATGTGGATTCTATCAGAAATGGGAAAATGTATTACTATATTGATATACCTGCATCTAATACGAGAATTATTATGCTTAACAGCAGTGATGGTCAAAGTGATAATCAGGCTACTCCGTGGGGCGTATATTATCGAGTTACGCAGTCACAAGTAGATTGGCTGTTAAATGATGCGTTAAATGTTGAAAACAAGAAAATAATATTTATTTCACATATTCCTGCTGACCCATCACTAAATAGCTACGATTCCTCACAGGATGTTTTTCATGCTATTGCCAAAGCACTTTGCAATAAAACTAATTTAAGCTATTCAAGTTCGTCTATTACTGCAACTAAAGATTTTACAAACACGACCAACACTTTCATATGTCATATATCTGGTCATGGTCATCACGATGGTAGCAATGTTGATGATAATGTGTTGAGTATTGAAACAACGTGTGACGCTGCATATGGTGATGATGGACATGGGACAATAATTGGAACAGTTACGGAGCAAGCATTTGATAACTTCTGTATTAATTATGATACAAGAACTATTAATGCAATTCGTGTCGGCAGAGGTAATGATAGAAGCTGGACGTATTAACTATCAAAACACGACAACGAAATTGCTATTTCAGCGCATTTTTCAGCCAGTTTTAGCGATTTCGTTGTCGTTTTTACATAATCTAGCCAAAGGAGGTGGTGCCGATGGAAATATTCACACTCGGTTTAATACTTTGTTTCCTTGTCGGCGTGATTCTGTTTTTAGGCTTGATGGCAATGATAAACAACGATTGATGGGGGTGATGTTATGAGTGGGGATAGCTCAGAAAAAATCATGGACAAGCTGTCGGAGATATCCGAAAGATTGGTGAGGGTAGAAACATTGCTGGATAAAATCACGGACGATAATAAAGCAATCCGAGAAAAATTGAATAATCATGAAGGACGGTTGCAGGACTTGGAGCAACACAAATCCACGGTCATCAGCGCGAAGGACATATTTACGTGGGCAGTTATGGCGGCAATCGCGTTGTGGGGGGTACTGAAATGAAAAGCATACTAACCAAAGATAATATCTGTGCTTTTTCGTTAGGGATTGCGTTAATAGCATGCGTATTATCAGGCTATAACGACAATGTAGCTTGCACAATAGCAGGCTCGCTTGGTGGTGTCATTACTGGCAAGATGATTGCAGGGGGTGACAAAAACGGAACAGATAACGCTCAGAGCACTAAAAAGCCTTGATTTGAAACAGCAATTACTATTTGTCGAGTCATATCTGCCTGATGCTTGGGAGTATTTGCACGATACGGTAGGCGTACCGTTACCGAAGTTTGATGATAATGATGAATTGGTATCTTGGGGGGCTACCCCACAAGATAGCCCCCATGATACCCCACAAGATAAGGAGGGCTAACCATGACATACGGAATTGATGTATCGGAAAACAATGGTCGCGTAGACTGGCAAGCTGTAGCTGGCGCAGGGCAGAAGTTTGCTATTGTTCGCAGTTCTTATGGCCGCTACAGCAAGGATGAGGATTTCTTGCGAAACGTGGACGGTGCTCACAGTGCAGGCTTGCAGTGCGGTGCATATCATTACTCATATGCGCTTACACCTGAACAGGCACGGCAGGAGGCAAGGAGCTGCAAACAGATTATCGACGAGGCAGGCGTGCTCTTGGAATTGCCAGTATGGTTCGATATGGAAGATGCTGACGGGTACAAGCGCAAGCATGGATTTGACTTCTCACGGGAAAATATCACGGCTATTTGTCGTGCCTTTCTTGAGGAAATCAAACCTCTTGATTGTGGCATCTATGCTTCGCTCTCATGGCTTGAGAACTACATTGATTGGCAGAGCTTAGGCTGTGCTGTATGGAATGCACAGTGGGGCGCACAGGACGATTTGCAGGGCTATATGTGGCAATATACAGACTCCCTTAATATCGGTGGTAAAATTTTTGATGGCAACATTCTTTACCTTGACAAAATTTAAGTTGACAGAAATATTCTTATTTTTGTAGAATAAAGATGTGTTGAGTTGGTTTGGTTTGTAAAACATACCTCCTTTCTAAGATATGGTAATTCGGCAGGAAGAAGCCCCCTTTGCGAAATGTACTTGCAAGGGGGCTTTTTCTATTATATAATGTAGGTATCTGAAAAAGCATTTGAAGGCTTTTATACGGCGCGAATTGTTTAGCACTTGTGCACAGGTGCGAAAACGGGATTCGCGCCTAATTTATTGTGTAAAAAATTTTTTCATGGAGTGTTACTTGTGCATGATGGCA